CTATAATACACGTACTACAGCCCATTACTGTGTCCCTGCTGGCTATACGGCATACTTAGTACAAGGCACCATAACTGCAGGACAAGCCTCGGGTTCTACATCCATTACAGCGTTTTTGAAACAGCACAGTCCTGACGGTATTTTACGCGTCGCTGCTGTGTCTACACTAAATAACGGCTCTGTTACCTACGACTTTACGTACCCTATTGCAGTAGCAGAAAAAAACTGTATTGGTGCTTCAGCCATTGGTATTGCTGCAAATAACTCAGCTAGTGCATTCTTTAATATTGTGTTAATAAAGAATAATGGAACTGCATAATGAGCGTAGAACGAGAACTAGCGGTACATGAAACTGAGATTAAACACCTACAAGCGGATATGGATAGACTTGTCGCCGATATGGACGACATTAAAAAGACGCTTAATGACATTAATTCAACCCTTGCGGAAGCTCGCGGCGGTTGGAAAGTCTTGATGATGGTTGGTGGTGCCGGTGGTGCTCTTGGCGCTGTAGTTACTCAATTCGCACATAAACTATTTGGATAGGAAATTACTATGATAATTAATGAAAACGGCTGGGGCGACAAAAAAGAACCTGAAGCTAAAGCAGAAGTTAAAGATGTTCGCAAAGCTAAACTTCAAAAAGACGCGCCTGTTAAAGAGGTAGTGGAAGATGCCGAGCAAGAGTAAACCTCAAGCTAGGCTAATGGCCGCAGCTGCACACAACCCTAAATTTGCTAAGAAGGTGGGTATTCCTACTAAAGTAGCAAAAGAGTTTAACGAAGCTGACAAGGGCAAGAAGTTTAAAGAAGGCGGTCCATCATTAGCGGTTGGTCGTGGTGAGAAATTACCCGTATCAAAAGGTGCTGGACTTACTGCCAAAGGACGCGCAAAATACAATGCAGCAACGGGGTCGAACTTAAAAGCTCCTCAGCCAGAAGGTGGCCCTCGCAAGAAATCGTTTTGTGCCCGTATGTCAGGTATGCCAGGCCCAATGAAAGACGAAAATGGCAAGCCTACACGCAAAGCAGCATCACTAAAACGTTGGAAATGTTAAAGGAGCTATTATGGCTAAAGAAGATACAAAGATGGACTTAATGCAGGATAAAAAGATGGCTAAGAAAGCTATCGGCATGCACGAGTCCCAACTACACGGTGGTAAAAAATCTAACCTAACAAAACTTAAAGGCGGCGGCTGTACTAAAATGGCTCGTGGCGGTGGTATTGAAGTTCGCGGTAAAACCCGCGGGAAGATGTGTTAATTATGGCTAAGAAAATAGAAGCTTGGGAAGCTGAAGTAGACAACGGTTCTGCAACACCTACACCAAAAGTAAAGAAACCTACCCCTAAACTTCCACCGGAAGCCGAAAACGACGGTCCTCCAAAAGATTCTAAGGGTAAAGATATACAACCACGTCCGTACAAACAAGGTGGTTCAGTAGGTTCAGCATCTAGACGCGCCGACGGCTGCGCAGTACGTGGAAAAACAAGGGCGTAGTCATGAGACCTTCACGTGGAATGGGTTGCATAGCTAAGGATAAGATGCCTGGTGCAAAGGGTAAGACCATTGTACGTAAGGATAAGCCTCAGTTTGTAACCGAGTATAAAAAGGGTGGCGACGTAAAGATGTTAGCCGAAGTAGGAAAGTAAAGGGATGGAATTCTACAGCTTAAGCTATATATGTGGGTTTGCTGTAGGGATGCAACATGAGCTTATAGAAGAGAACAACTACCTTATCATTAGTTTGGGTATAGTAGAAGTAGTATTTATTTGGTAACTAAATGACATCATTCGCATATATTCACTGTAAGCCCGATGGAGTTCCTTTTTACGTGGGTAAAGGAGCGTTTAGACGCGCTCGATATTTAGGTGAACGTAACGCCCATCATAAAGCAATAGTAAATAAGTATGGCAGCGCAAATATATTAAAGGGTATGCTAGAATGCACTAGCGATAAAATAGCACTTGAGCTTGAAATTGGTTTAATCAAATGTCTTAGACGAATGGGAATTAAGCTAGCTAATTTTACAGATGGTGGAGAGGGTACAATCAACCCAACTCCAGAAGCTAGACAACGTATGTCAGAGGCCGCAAAGAAACGTGGGGTATCTGAAGCGTGTCAAAAAGCTAAAGTACAAGCGCTAAAAGGTAAAAAGTTAACCAAAGAACATAAAGCAAAAGTAGCCGCTGGTATGAAAGGTAAAGTATTTACCGAAGAACATAGACGAAATATAAGCATAAGCGCTAGAAACAGAGGTAAAAAATAATGGCTTTAAACACAGCAACTTCCGGTACCTCGTCATTTAATCTAGACATTAACAACATCATCGAAGAAAGTTTTGAGAGGTGCGGCTCAGAATTGCGCACGGGCTATGATTTAAGAACCGCACGTCGAAGCTTGAACCTGCTTACTATTGAGTGGGCTAACCGCGGCATTAACTTATGGACTGTAGAACAAGGCGAGATTCCTTTGGTTCAAGGCCAGATTTTATATGCATTGCCTACTGAAACCATTGACCTATTAGACCAAGTAGTGCGTACAGGCACAGGCCAGAACCAACAAGATATCAACATCACACGTATTAGTGAGTCTACATACATCACAATACCAAACAAAAACGCACAAGGCCGACCAATTCAAGTATGGATTAACCGTCAGACAGGTAACACCAATGCGACGACAGCTACCCTATCAACTACAATAAGTGCCACTGCAACATCACTTGATTTATCAGATGTAACGATGCTTGGGTCTACTGGGTTTATCAAACTAGACAACGAAATTATTAGCTACAGCAATCTAGAAAAATCAACTACCTCATCTGCGGGTACATTGAGCAACCTAGGCCGTGGCCAACAAAATACAATAGCTGCATCACACACTGCTGGTGCAGCCGTAACAGTAACAAACGTACCAAACATAAGTGTCTGGCCAGTTCCCGAACAAGGCAACTACTACACATTAGTGTACTATCGCTTACGCCGAATCCAAGACGCTGGGTCAAGCGGCAGCAATACACAAGACATACCGTTTAGGTTCTTACCAGCGATGGTTGCAGGATTGGCGTATCACTTAAGCATGAAGATACCAGAAGCGCTACCTAGGGTACAGATGTTAAAAGCAATGTATGATGAAACGTACCAACAAGCCGCCGATGAAGACCGTGAGAAGGCAGCACTAAGACTAGCGCCTAGAATGCAATTTATAAGGTAGTGCTATGGCGAGTAAATACTCAAGTGGTAAGTTCGCAATTGCACAGTGCGACAGGTGTAATTTTAGGTATAAGTTATCGCAACTAAAGCGGTTAGTCATTAAGACTAAGAATGTTGATATATTGGTGTGTCAAAATTGTTGGGAGCCCGACCAGCCACAATTGCAACTAGGTATGTACCCAGTTAATGACCCACAAGCAGTTAGAGACCCACGACCAGATACAAGCTATTATCAATCGGGTTTAAATGGGTTACAATTAACGGAAACAACGAATGTTAATCCTGACGCAACTGGGGTTCCCTTGCAAGGTAGTAGGGTGATACAATGGGGCTGGAATCCAGTAGGGTTACGTGACCCGTTTAACTTAGAAGTAAATAACTTGGTAGCAGTTGCCTCAGTCGGTACTGTAACCGTAACGACGACATAGGAGAAACAAAATGGCATTTAAAGCAGGCGCACAAGGCATCAACGTTAGAGGCAAAACTAAAGGCAAACAACTAGGCATCGATGGTGCTAAAGGTGGTCAAGATGGCGACCCATCTAAAGGCGGCAAAGCCCGTACAGTTAAATCAATCGACATGAAAAAAGTAGGCCGTAACTTGGCACGTGCAGCTAATCAAAGAGGTAACTAATATGTCAGTATATAACCAACCAAAAGTAATACCCAATGCGGATATTAGCTATCCGTCTGACCCAAACAATGTGAGCGCTAGTGATTCAACTAATGGCATGCCTGCTCGACGTGTAAGCGGCGGTAATCCTGCGAATACACAAATAAACAAAAACGGTGGCATGAAACAACGTGGTAGTGGCGCAGCTACAAAAGGCTTTACTTCACGCGGTCCGATGGCATAAGGTAGGTCAATGAACTACACCCAATTAGTTGCAGCTATTGAAAGCTACACCGAGAATCAGTTTGAAACGGCTGATATAAACACGTTTATACAAGAAGCAGAACAAAGGGTTTATAATACCGTACAACTGCCAGCCTTGCGTAAGAACGTGATTGGTAATCTAACTAGCGGTAACAAGTACTTAGCATGCCCATCTGATTGGTTAGCAACGTTTTCATTAGCTTTGATTAATGGCAACAACGAATTCACGTATCTGCTTGATAAAGACGTAAACTTTATTCGTGGGTCTTATCCTGATACGGACGTTGCGTTCTACGGAACCCCTGAGTATTATGCACAGTTTGACCAGAATACATTTATATTAGGACCAACACCTGATGCCAGTTACAGTATGGAGTTGCACTACTTCTATTATCCACAGTCGATTGTTACTGCAGGTACTAGTTGGTTAGGTGATAACTTTGATTCTGTACTGCTATATGGCGCATTATTAGAAGCTTACACCTATATGAAGGGTGAGGCTGATGTAACAGCAACATATCAAAAACGTTACGATGAGGCTTTAGCTTTATTGAAACAACTTGGTGATGGTAAAAATAGAAGAGACGCATACCGCAACGGGCAAGTAAGATACCCAGTAATGTAATTTAGGAGAAGTAAAATGGCAATTTCACAAGCAATGTGCACGAGCTTTAAAGTTCAATTATTGGGCGGCGCACAAAATTTTAATACAGGTACTACAAAGGTTTATAAAATCGCGTTGTATACTTCTGCAGCGACTTTAGGTGCAGCTACTACCGACTACTCATCTACTACAAATGAAGTAGCTAACGGTGGCGGTTACACAACAGGCGGAAACACTCTTGTAGTTTCTCAAGTACCAACCTCATCAGGCACTACAGCGTTTATTGACTTTGCGGATACTACTTGGTCTGCAGCGACTATTACTGCCCGTGGCGCATTGATATATAACAGCACAGACGATACTGCAGTTGCAGCATTGGACTTCGGTTCTGATAAATCATCCACTGCCGGTGACTTTACAATCATATTCCCAACAGCGGACGCAACAAACGCAATCATCCGTATAGCCTAGAATAGGAGTCTCAAATGGCTCTAGTTCTTAAAGACCGGGTTAAAGAAACCTCAGTATCGACTGGTACTGGGGCAATTGCGCTGGATGGCGCTACAGGTGCATATCAAGCATTTAGTACGATTGGTAATGGTAACACAACCTACTACTGCATAGCAGGGCAAACCACTAATGAGTGGGAAGTGGGCATTGGTACATACACCACGGCTACTGATACCTTATCACGTGACACTATCCTTGCCTCGTCTAACAGCAATACAATCGTTACATTCTCTGCCGGTACTAAAGACGTATTCATAACCTACCCATCTGAGAAAGGCGTGTGGGTTGATGCCAGTGGTACCTCTAACTACGCTGCAACAATCGGTACGACACCTGTAAATCTAGGCGCTACAGCAACTACGCTTGCCGGGCTAACATCTGTAACAGTAACACAAGACCCTTCCGTAGCTTTAGACCTAGCAACTAAACAGTACGTAGATGGATTAGTCTCTTCTGGTATTACTTTTCACGACCCAGTTAAATACGAAGTTCCTGATACTACAGGCAACCTAACTGCTACATACAATAACGGTACAGCAGGCGTAGGCGCTACCCTTACTAACGCGGGGACCCAAGTTGCGTTTACTCCAGACGGCATTGTGGCTTCTGTTAACGATAGGATACTTGTATACAACCAAACAAACGCTACTCAAAATGGGGTATACACCGTCACCACGGTAGGTAGTGGCGCTACAAACTGGGTATTAACTCGTGCTACTGACGCAGACTCGTATGGCCTAAAAGACCCTAATGCGTTAGGTAACGGCGACGCTTTCTTTGTAACAAGCGGTAATACTGGGGCAGGTGAAACTTATGTATGCAACACTCCAGGCGTCATTACGTTTGGTACTACTAACATTACGTTTGCTCAAATAACCTCTTCTCAAGTATACAACGCTGGAACAGGATTAACCTTAAGCCCAGCAACAACATTTAATATCGCTAATACCGCAGTTACACCTGCATCATACGGCGCTGCAAGCAAAACACTAACTGCTACAGTCAATGCACAGGGGCAGTTAACAGCCTTAGCCGACACTAATATCGCTATTTCAATGAGCCAAGTAACAAGCGGGGTACTAGGTGCAACCCAAGGTGGTACAGGCCAAAGCTCCTATTCAATTGGTGACATCCTTTATGCGGACACTACGACTTCACTAGCTAGATTGGCTGACGTTGCTGTAGGTAATGCTCTAATATCAGGGGGGCTAAACGCAGCTCCAGCTTGGGGTAAAATAGCCCTTGCTTCTGCGGTGTCAGGTACACTACCTGTTGCTAATGGTGGTACAGGCGTAACTACTTCAACAGGTACAGGCGATGTGGTGTTGTCTAATAGTCCAACACTTGTAACCCCAGCTTTAGGAACCCCGGCAAGCGGCAACTTAGCTAACTGCACGTTCCCAACACTTAACCAAAATACAACAGGCACTGCATCAAACGTAACAGGTACAGTAGCGGTTCTTAATGGTGGTACAGCCTCAACAACCGCTCAAGGTGCGATGAACACACTAGCTGGAGCAACAACTTCCGGCTCCTACCTACGCGGTAACGGCACAAACGTAGTAATGGCATCAATCGTAGCGGGCGATGTTCCTACCTTAAACCAAAACACGACAGGCAGTTCAGGTTCTTGCACAGGCAATGCGGCAACGGCTACAACAGCAGCATCATGTTCAGGCAACGCGGCAACGGCTACTAATTCCCAAACACAAGTGTTTTATACACAGCCAAATGCAACATGGGGTGCAAGGGTTCAATTAGGCGGGAATGGTAGTGGTTCAGGTGTTGCAACAACTTGCACAGTTCAAGCAACAGATGGAAATATACATATTGATAATGGTCTTGGTAAAGGAATGTATTTAAATTATTACCAAAACGGAATTATATATTTAAACGGAACAACCTACCAAATTAGTGCTAATGGAAGTCAATATAACGGCAATGCGGCAACGGCTACAACGGCTACAACGGCTTCTGCATTATCTTCAGCTACGTGGCAACGTATTACAGGTAATGGTGTTGATTTTGGTTCTTACGGGTCAATTGGTGTATCAGGAACAACTACAGGTTATGCTGGTATTTCCTTTTCAGGAGTATCTGGCACGTTAATGATGCAAGCCGCTGCTTCTGGAATTTATTATAACAATAGTACTTGGCGAGTATATTGGGATGGTTCTGGAAACCAGATTAATACTGGAAACGTAACAGCGTATTCTTCCGATGAACGTTTAAAATACAATGTTGCTAACATACCTAACGCTTTAGATAAAGTTAAAGCTATTAATGGTGTTACATATGATTGGGATTTAGAAGAATGTAACAAATGGGATTTTTACCCGCCTAAGTCTGACGTAGGCGTATTAGCACAGCAAATTCAAAAAGTCTGCCCTGAAGCGGTAGCTTTTGCCCCATTTGATAGAGACCCGTTAGATGGAGGTAAAAGCAAGTCTGGTAAAGAATACCTCACAGTGCAATACGAAAAATTAGTACCCTTATTGATAGAAGCTATTAAAGAATTAAAAGCGGAAGTAGATGAGCTAAAGAAGGCTAAATAATGTTTGGATTTAGCGCCTTTGCAGAAGCACCCTTTGCCGATGTAGGTGGGGCAACCTCTAGTATAGTCTTTGCTTCAGGCTTGCAAGGCACAACAGCACTAGGCACGGTTACTACAGTAGCAAAAGCAAACGTATACCCAACAGGGCTATACGCGGTAGGTGAACTAGGTAATATCACTGTATACCCAATAGTAAACGTATTCCCAACAGGACTGCAGGCAACAGGATATGTAGGCAGTGTAACAACAGCAGCAGCTGCAAATACCTCAGTAACAGGGCTAGCAGCAACGGGATATGTAGGCAGTGTAACTATAACTGCGGCGGGCAATGTATATGCTACTGGGGTTTATGGTGAAGGCTTTGTAGGTGATGTAAGTGTTACGGGTATAGCAAACGTAACGACTACGGGTGTATTTGGCACAGGTCAAGTAGGGGATGTAACGTTCTCTCTAGGCGCTACGGTATTTCCTACAGGAAACTTTGCGACTGGGTTTGTTGGCGATGTTACGGTTACGGCCAAAGCTACGGTAAATGCAACAGGGGTAGTTGGTACAGGGTTTGTCGGTACTGTCTCGATGACAGGCACTGCTAATATATTCCCAACCGGTGTATTTGGTACCGGACAATTAGGTAGTGTAGCTGTATATCCAACAACCAATGTATTCGCAACGGGTGTACTAGGTACAGGTGTACTAGGCAATGAAACCGTATACGTAGTAACTAACGTCCAAGTAACAGGCGTAGAAGGTGTTGGGGCTATTGGATTTGTGTTAGTATGGGGGCAGATTAACGATGCACAGAACCCTAATTGGGCTGTAATAGATGATAGTCAAGGAAGTACTTGGGTTGCAATTAATGATACACAATCACCAAACTGGACAGGGATACCATAATGACAAATACTATACCTAATCAAGAAGATGCGGTAAAATGCGATAGCAAAGAAACACAAGCAAATGAGGCTCCACAAGTAGAATCACAAAGCGTTACGATAACGGTTACGGGGTTTTCCTTATTTGCAACAACCCTAAATAAAGAGTAATCATAATGGCTGAAGCAGAAGTAGAATTAACGCCCGAAGAAGAAGCCCGAATTAAGTGGGAGCAGTTACTGCGAGGTAAATCCACAGTTGCCGTTGAGCCTGAGCCTGTTGAAGAAAGTGCTGAAGTAGTAGAAGAAGCAGTAAAAGAGCCTTTAGTAATAGACAATGGACGCGAAGCTGTACTAGCACGGCTATATAAAAGTATGGTAGCAGCGTAAAGGATTAAATAATGGCAAGTACCTATTCACCACTTAAGATTGAACTAATCACCACCGGCGAACAGTCAGGTACGTGGGGGTCAACTACAAACGTCAATCTAGGCACTGCTATTGAAGAAGCAATTACGGGTTCTGCAAATGTAACTTTTGCTAGTGCCAATGTAACTATAGCCCTGACAAACACAAACGGAACGCAAACCGCTCGCAACCTACGTTTAAGACTAACGGGTACAACTGCTGGGGCAAGAGAGTTAATCGTACCTGCCATTGAGAAACAGTACTTAATACAGAATGACACGGCTGACACAATAACAGTTAAAAACTCTACCGGTACAGGCGTTGCCGTACCTACAACTATGAGTGCTGTTGTGTTTAACGACGGTGTAAACGTATCTTGTGCAAGCATATACTCAACGTCATTAGTAACACCGGTATTAGTGGCTACTGACGCAGCGTTTGTTAACCCGTTAGCAGTTACATCAGGTGGTACAGGCGTTACAACTGTTACAGGTACGGGTTCAGTAGTTAGGGCGTCAAGTCCAGTATTAACAACCCCTGCATTAGGCATACCATCAGCGGTAGTTCTCACCAATGCAACTGGATTACCATTGACTACGGGCGTTACAGGTGTTCTTCCAGTCGCTAATGGCGGAACAGGGTCTACTTCGGCTTCTACCGGAACTGGCGGCGTAGTATTAGCAAATGCTCCAACTTTAGTATCACCTATTTTAGGCACCCCTACATCAGGCACATTGACTAACTGTACCGGTCTTCCAATGACTACAGGCGTTACTGGAACACTTCCGGTCGCTAACGGTGGTACAGGCGTAACCACAAGCACTGGCTCTGGGGCTAACGTACTATCAAACAGCCCAACATTAGTATCACCAGCGCTAGGAACACCTTCTGCTTTAGTAGGTACAAACATAACAGGCACTGCTGCGGGTCTGTCAATCGGCGGCAATGCTGCAACAGCTACAAGTGCCGCAAATGCATTAGGGGTAGGTCAAACGTGGCAAGATGTAACCGCAAGTAGAGCAGCATCGACTACTTATACTAATAGTACAGGTCGACCTATTTTCATCTCAGTTAGGATGGAACAAGATGATGGAACACTTAACTTAACGGTAGATGGCCTTATGATTGGAAGAACTGGGTATACAGCAGGTCCAGTTAACTACACTTTAACTGCAATTGTTCCAGCAGGGTCCACTTACCTGGTTACTACAACTGGCGGCACTTTATTCTGGTATGAGTTACGTTAAGTAAAGGATTAAACAATGGCAAGTACCTATTCACCACTTAAGATTGAACTGATTGCTACAGGTGAGCAATCGGCTGTATGGGGCGCGACCACAAACACCAACCTAGGGACGGCTATTGAAGAGGCTATTACGGGTTCAGCAGATGTAACTTTTGCTAGTGCCAATGTAACTTTAACGCTTACTAATACCAACGGGTCGCAAACTGCTCGTAATCTACGTTTAAGGTTAACAGGTACAACAGCAGGCGCTAGAAACTTAATCGTACCAGCTATCGAAAAACAATATTTAATCCAGAACGATACCGCCGATATTATTACGGTTAAGAACGCTACGGGTACAGGGGTTGCAATCCCATCTACATTATCAGCGCTTGTATATAACGATGGGGTAAACGTAACGAGTGCAGGTATATATTCAACGTCGGTTGTTACTCCAATACTAGCTGCTACAGACGTAGTTATTTTAAATGCTCTTCCAGTTACTTCTGGGGGTACAGGTGTTACAACAGCAACGGGTACAGGTGCAGTAGTTAGAGCAAGCAGTCCTACATTAACAACCCCGCTTTTAGGTACTCCTACATCAGGTACGCTAACTAACTGTACGGGCTACACATACGCTAACTTGGCTGGAACTGTTCCAACGTGGAACCAAAATACAAGTGGTAACGCGGCAACTGCCACTAACGCCACTAACGCTACGAACGCCACACAGATTACTAACGCAGGTGGGTGGAACATAACCCCTAGTGGCACAAAGCTATATTTCAGTTATAATGGCACGAATGTAGCCTCGTTAGATTCATCAGGTAACTTCATAGCGTTACTCGATGTTACAGCATATGGGACAGTATAATTATGACGCTTCCAGTATCAGGTGCAATATCATTTAACGCTATTAACGTAGAGCTAGGCGTTGCTGGCACTACTACAGCAAACATTAACCAAGCGTCATATAGGACATTAGCAGGTGTACCAAGCGGTACTATTTCATTAAGTAATTTCTACGGAAAATCCAACACTATTCCATTTGGTTGTGCAACATATACAACCGCAGGCACATACTCATTTGTTGTTCCAACTGGCGCATCAAAAATATGCGTTGTTTGTGTTGGCGGCGGTGGTGGTGGATATTCTGCATCTACTGCATGTAACGCATTGGGTGGAGGTGGCGGTGGGTTAAGTTATACTAATTGTATTCCAACAACTCCAGGCGAAACATTAACTGTTATAGTTGGCGCGGCAGGTCCCGCTGGAGCAAGTGGCACAGCTGGGTCATCATCAATAGCTAGGGGTGGAACAACATTAGTTTTAGCACAAGGTGGTGTCGGTTCGAGTACGCTAACTGTTGGTGCTGCAAATCCTGGTGGGCAGGCAGGTTCAGGTGTTGGAGCTGTTAGAAATAGTGGTGGTCCATCAGGGCCTAGAACACCTGGTAGCACTTCTGGATTGGCGTCAGGGGGCGGGGGTGCCGCAGGGTATTCAGGAACTGGCGGCACTGGCGCAGGCTTATCGGCAACTGCTGGGGCAGGTGGTGGTGGTGCTGGTGGTAACTCTAGTGGGCCAGTGGGTAATACGCAAGGAAGAGGCGGAGGAGGGGTTGGATTAGTCGTTGCAGGTGCTAGTGGAGCAACGCCAGGTGCTGGCGGGTCTGGCGGTGCTACTTCAGTTAACAGGCCAGGTGGAGCCGTTGGCGGTGGCTCAGGCGCTCACAATGACTCTTCTGCTGTAGCAGGTACTCCAGGGGGCGTTAGAATTATTTATGGCGGCGTTGGTAAAACATACCCAAATAATTCAGCTCCATAAAGTATAAAAAGGAAATAAAAATGGACCAACAATTAGTAATTAAGTTAACTTCAGGCGATGGAAAAGGAACTCCAGTAGGACTGGTAGAAAGTCCTCCAATGCTTTATACAAATTTAAAAGCGTTATACCCAACTGTATCATTTTCTGAAACTGCAACACCATCAGAAACTGAGCCATATTGGTACGGTGTATTTGAGTGGAACTTTGAGCCAATGGTAGAGGACGTTCCGCATACAAAAAATGTAAAAGCGCTTGGACTTATTAAAAATAGCCAAGGAATTTGGCGACCTGAGTTTGAATTGGTTGATGCAACAGAAGAAGAAATTAATGTGCGTATTTTAGAAAGAGCAAAGCAAGTTCGCCAAATAAGAAATCAATTGCTAAAATTAAGTGATTGGGTTGAATTGCCAATTGCTAATATTACTGCTGAAGTTAAACAGAAGTACGATTTTTATCGTCAAGAGCTTAGAGATTTACCTGCTAAAGAAGGCTTTCCATTTGAAGTTACAATGCCAGTTCGACCTGACGACGAAGAATAATTATGCTTAATGTTACCTATTGGGGGTATCAATCATTAATATCTAGTGATATGTGTAATTTACTTATAAAAGAAACAGACTGGGATTCTGCTAATCAAGGAAAAGTACATAAAACGCCTGAAGGAGAAGTAGACCTTGTTATAAGAAAAACAGATGTTGTATGGCTTCCGACTATGTCAGTTGCAGAGAGTATATTACGTAGCGCTATAACTTTAGCTAATGTACAAGCTAGATGGAATTACCGTTTAA